CACCACCTGGAGAGACTGTTTCTCAAAAGTTTGTTTGTCAGTCTTGGACTAAATCTATACCATTTAATAATAGAGCGACAATACAAGCAACATTTAGAGAGGTATTTGAACCATGAGTGCTGCAACTGTATGGAGTGCTAATGCTAACTTATCTTTAGGCACGATAGTTGCACCTACTTCTGGTGACAATGGATTACTTTTTAAAGTCACACAAGCAGGAACAACAGGAGCTACTGAGCCTAATTGGGTTACTGTTATTGGTGAGATTGTTTATGACAATACTGTTCGATATATTTCAATTAGTAGTGTTGCAAGTGATTTACAGAGGATAACTCCTTCATCAATTATTGAACTGTTTACTTTACAAACTTCCTTAAAATTACACGGTTCTAGTCAGACTTATAGATTTCACAATGGTACGAGCTTAAATAATAACAATGATATTATTTGGGCTGGAGATTCATACATAAAGATGCCTATAAAAGCTGAAGGTTTTGCATTTAGAAGAGGACAACTACCTCGACCTACGCTTACTGTTAGCAATGCCTTAAGTACAATTTCAGGAATCCTTATCAACGTAAATAAAGTAACTGCTGGTAATGATCTTGGAGGAGCGATTGTGACAAGAATAAGAACTTTGGCACGTTATATTGATGCGGTTAATTTTCTTAATGGTACTAATCCTTATGGCACACCAGACCCTACAGCAGAGTTTCCAAAAGAAATATACACCGTTGATAGAAAATCAGTAGAAAATAGAGATATTGTCCAATTTGAGTTAGCGGCAATATTTGATATAGCAGGTGTTCGAGCACCTCAACGTCAATGTACTAGAACTTTATTTCCCGCTATTGGATCTTTTATAATATGAGTTGGAAATATAAAGCATTACTTCATGCCCAGCGTGAAAATCCAAAAGAATCTTGTGGTTTACTTTTAAATGTTAAAGGTAAAGAAAAATATTTTCCTTGTCGTAATTTATCTATGACTAAGTATCAATGTTTCATAATCGACCCAGAAGATTATGTAAAAGCAGATAATACAGGTGAGATTACTGCTGTTGTTCATAGTCATCCAATAACTCCTCCTACACCTAGCCAAGCAGATAAAATTGGTTGTGAAAAGAGTAATCTTCCTTGGCATATTGTTAATCCTCAAACAGAACAATGGGCTTATATAGAGCCTTCTGGGTACAAGCCACCGTTATTAGGTAGACCGTGGGTATGGGGTGTGACTGACTGTTGGAGTTTGGTTAGAGATTGGTATAAAGAAGAAAAAGGTGTTGATTTAAAAGATTGGGATAGACCTGCTACTCCAGAAGAGTTTATTTTGAATCCATTGTTTGAAAGTTGTGCTTGGCGAACTGGTTTCAGAGAATTAAGACCTGAAGAAAGGTTAGAAGATGGAGATACATTACTAATGTCTATTGGATCGCCAGGTTTAAATCATGTAGCTGTTTTCTTAAATGGGGATGTTTTACATCATTTAACCGATAGACTCTCTTGTAGAGAACCTTATTCTCAATGGCTTTATAAATCTACAGGAAAGAGGTATCGTTATGTTGCGTAAACTAAAATTATATGGCGAGCTTGCAGAGTTTGTAGGCCATAAAGAGTTTGAGATAGAAGTAAATAGTTTGCCAAAAGCAATTAGTTTTTTGATAAATAACTTTCCTCAAGTAGAACCTCACATGAATCCAAACTATTACCATGTAAAAATAGGAGATTATGAAATATGTGAAGAAGAAATATATCATCCTATTGGACAACAAGACATACACATAGTTCCTGTTATAGCTGGATCTGGTGGACTTGGAAGAGCTTTATTCGGTGCAGCAATGATTGGATTAGCTTTTGCTACAGGTGGTGCAAGTTTTAGTTTTACAAGTGGTCTTACATTCTCAAGTTCTGTCTTGGGTGGTGCATTTGTAGCTAAATCTATGGTGTATCTTGGTGGTTATTTGGTTTTAAGCGGAGTTAGTGAAATGCTATTTCCTTTACCTAAACCAACTGAACGAGAAGATGATCCAAGAGTTTCATTTAATTTTGCAGGAACTCAAAACACTACTAGAGCAGGTACTCCCATACCTATTGTTTATGGAGAAATATTTACTGGATCTGTACTTATCTCTGGTGCGATAGATACTGTACAAGTAGAAGTGGAGGATGATTCAGAATGAAGAATATACCAGATAAAATTATTGGTGCTGGTGGAGGTGGAGGAAGGCAGCCTGATCCAACGATAGATGACGATACTCTAAATAGTAGGCAGTTTGGAACTTTTCTTGAATTAATCTCTGAAGGTGAAATAGAAGGTTTTGCAACTGCTTCTAAGGAAGGTAGAACTAGAGGAACAACTGCATATAATAATGCTGCTAAGAAAGATATATTTTTTAATGACACACCCATATTAAGACCCAATGCTGATTCAGCTAATCCTAGAAATGTAGATTTTAATTTTAGAAAAGTACGTTTTGTTCCTAGATTTGGTACTTCAAACCAAACAAAAATAAAAGGTATAGTAAATAATTCTTCTAGCACCCCCGTAGGAGTACCTGTTAGAAAAGCTAATCCTGTAACCCGTGAGATACCAAATAGACTTCCAAATGCTGCAAATCCTGATGCAGTAAGAGTTACTATAACAGTGCCTCAACTTCAAGAGGCAACTACAAAAGGTGATTTGCTTGGTCGAACAATACGATTAAAAATATCTGTCAGTTTTAATAATGGTGCTTTTGAAGAAAAAGTTGATGACAAAATAACAGGTAGAACTGCTGATACTTACCAAAAAGATTACAGAATAAATCTAAACGGCACTTTCCCTGTAAGAGTAAGAGTTACAAGAGTTACTAAGGATAGTACAACTTCAAGTATTCAAGATGCTTTTGAATGGACAACCATTACAGAGGTGTTTGATAAAACTGATACTTTTCCTGACTGTGCTTATTGTTCTCTTCGAGTTGACTCTATGGAATTTGGTTCTGTACCAACGAGGAAGTACAGAATTAGAGGCATAAAAGTAAGGATTCCAGGAGCAGGTGCTCTTAATTCGGGAACACCAACTGTTGATTCTAATGGTCGAATAGTTTATCCAGATGGATATATTTTTAACGGTGTTATGCAGCAAGCAAAATGGACAACTTGCCCTGCGATGATACTACTTGATCTTCTCACAGAACAAAGATACGGATTTGGTGTTCATATATCTCCTAATTTTGATCCTAGTAATCCTAGTGATACAGACTTATATGAAAACATAGACTTGTTTACCTATGTCACTGCAAGTAAGTATTCTAACCAAGTTGTTAATAATGAAGCTAGGTTTGCTTGTAACGTAAACATAACTTCTTCAAATGGAGCCTTTGAACTTATAAATGAATTAGCAGGTGTCATGAGGTGTATGCCAATATGGTCTGCTGGTAGTATTCAACTTGCTCAAGATAGTCCAAAAGACGCTAGTTATTTATTTACCCTAGCCAATGTTACTGAAGAAGGATTTAGTTATCAGGGTAGTAGTTTAAAGACAAGACATACAGTTATATCTGTTGGATTTTTTAATATGAGAAGTAGAGAAATAGATTTTGAAGAGGTTAGAGATCAAGACGCTATAGATAAGTTTGGAATTATAACTAAACAAATAAAAGCATTTGGATGCACTTCTAGAAAACAAGCTAGACGAATGGGAAGAGCAGTTCTTTTTGCAGAACAACATGAATCAGAAGTTGTTACTTTTTCTACTTCTATAGATTCTGGAGTGGTTGTCAGACCAGGGCAAGTCATTGATGTTGCTGACCCTGTACGTTCTGGAGTTAGAGTAGGAGGTCGAGTAAAATCAGCTACTATAAATACTATTACTGTAGATGATACAAGTGAGACAACTTTATCAGACGATAATAACCCTTTTGTTAGTGTAATATTGCCTGACGGAACAGCAGAGCGTAAACAAGTTGCACAGATAGATTTAGGTGTAATTACAATTAATGGTGTTTTTAGTGATATACCTAATTCAAACAGTGTTTGGTTACTAGAAAATGATAGTGTTTTACCTCAAAAGTTTAGAGTAATTACAGTTGAAGAAAATGATGGAGCTAGTTTTACAATTACAGCTTTGTCCTATGTACCCGATAAATATAATTTTATTGACAAGGCAGAAGAAATAGAAGAAAGAGACATTACAACCTTAAATGACCCTGTAGATCCTCCTACTTCTTTAGTTGCTGAAGAAAAAATAGTTGCAATAAATAATAATGCAGTATCAAAATTGATTATTAGCTGGCAACCTGTAGCTGGTGTTACTCAGTATCAAGTCAACTATAGATTTAATGACGGAAACTTTGTATCTACTACTGTTTCCGCACCTGATTTTGAAATATTCAATACTAGTATTGGTACATACGAAATTCAAATATTTAGTTATAACTCTTCATTACAATTAAGTCCGACCTCTTCTGATTTAGTTTTTAACGCTGAAGGAAAAACTGCTAGACCACAAAATGTTACTGGTTTAACAATAGAACCTTTCTCAGAAAAACTTATCAGACTTAGATGGAACGTAGCACAAGATATAGATGTTACTCATGGTGGTTTTGTTTATGTAAGACATTCGACACTAACAGATGGTTCGGGAACTTTTGCCAATGCAGTTGACCTTGTAGATGCTTTGCCTGGAAACTCAACACAAGCTGTAGTTCCATTTTTAGAAGGAGAGTATATTTTAAAATTCCAAGATGATGGAGGAAGATTTAGTAAGGGTGAAACAAGTATAGTCATTGATCTGCCTGACAATACATCTCAACTTACAGCGTTAACTAGAAGAGAAGATTTATTAGCCCAGAAGTTTTGTTCAATTAATAATAGCGGTAGTTGTACAGCAGTAAAAACTAATGTAAATTTTGATGCTCCTAGCAACTCTCTGATGTTGACGAATCCAGCAAGGCTCACTGGAACGTATGTGCAGTCAAATGGATCTGATAATTCAGTTGCAGGTACAGTTGTTACTTGTGCAGTTAACACTCATGGATTAACTGTAGGACAAGTAATTCAACTAGAGTATTTAACAGGAGATTCAATAGATGGAGAATTTGCTGTCGCATCTGTGGTGGATGCAAATAATTTTACAATTACAGCCAGTGATACTTTAGTTACTTCTGGAGATGTTGTAGTCAAAAGAAATATGAAAGGTTCTTATGAGTTTGCACAGACATTAGATTTAGGTGGAGTATTTAGTTTAGATTTAAAGCGTCATTTTCTTACAGAAGGATTTTATATCGGTACATTATTTGATGATAGAACAGCTTTAATTGATACTTGGGAAGATTTTGATGGAGCAGAAGCTACAAGTGTAAATTCAAAAATACTTGTTGCAGTATCTCAAGACATGAGTTCTTATACAGGTTTTAATGAATTTGCTAACGGAACATTTAAAGGAAGAGGTTTTAAATTTAAAGCAGAATTAGAAACTGACGATCCAGCACAAAATATAAAAATTTCTCAACTTGGTTTTACTGCCTCACTAGTGAGAAGAACTGAACAGAGCAATGTACTAACAGCTAATGGATCTACAAACGTAACTTTTACTAACACATTCTTCACAGGAGCTACTGGACTTGATGCTGGTCAAAATAGCAATCCTCCGTCTATTGGTATTACTGCTCTTAATCTAAATGCTGGAGAATTTTTCCAAGTATCTAGTATAGATGGTTCAGGTTTTACTATTGTGTTTAAAGATAGTGGAGGTAATGCTATTAATGGCAAAGAATTTACGTTCCAAGCTGTCGGATTTGGTAAAGGATAGTACAATGGGAACAAACATTTCTTGTTAGATGACTAGAGTTAATAGCACAGGAAAAGAAAACGGTAATAATTTCTTCCCAGATAACGGTACTGGTGCGGAAGTTCGCACTGCAATGAAAGATATATTTCAAGCATTAAGAACAATAAACTCTGAAACAGGTGATCCAACTGGTGTTGAAAACGTAGCTCAATATCAACCTCATATCAATACAAGTACTAATGAACTGAAGATATGCACTGCGGTTAGTTCTGGGGTAGGATCATTTACGACTATCGGTAATATTACGTTAGATAATTTAGGTCTTGCAAGTTTAGCGGATGGAGCAACTTTTACAGGCGAGGTAGTTCATAATTATACGACTGCATTAAGATTACCTGTTGGAACGACAGCCCAAAGACCTGGTAGCCCTGCTGCTGGAGATATAAGATTTAACTCAACAACTACTGAAGCTGAGATATTTAATGGTACTATTTTTACAGCCGTTGGCGGTGGTGCTGGAGCTACAGGTGGCGGTAACGATCAGTGGGTATTTGAGAACGATCAAAACGTCACTCAAAACTACGAAATCACTGCTAATAAAAACGCTCATTCAGTTTCACCAACAATTAATTCTGGT